TACTTGGTCTAGGTGTGCCTTTGATAAAAAACCAAAGATACCCATACTGGTTACAAAAACTAATACAATAACAGAAGTTGTTAAATATGCTTTTATTGATTGTGGTAGATTTGGATTCTTCCAGTTTTGATATAGCCAACTGGCGGCTACTAGTTTACCAACCTCTAGTGAAGTACCCATAGCAATAATTGCTACCTTCGCACCTGCGAAAAGAGTTGCTAATCCTATAATACTATATGCGGCTGCTATACCTGATATAGATATAGCGCTTAAGAATACTAGGAAAATAAAAAATAAGTTCTTCATTAAGGTTTCTGTTCTGGTAAGATTTTCTTCTCTTCGTTCTTATCAGTTTTTGTTTCTGAATATAATACCTCTTCTACTTTACCCATAATATTTATAACTCTTTGGTCATAATCTTCTGTAGTAGAAAATTTATCTAACGTTCTTACAAGTTGCTTAGCGTCTAGTTTCTCACCATCTTTTAACAGTTTCTTCCTTAATACTCTAAACTCTTCATATGCTGGATGTTCATTTAATAATCTTATATATTCTTTTACACTAGCACATTTTGTTTTAAAAATTCTAACACCCCAACCTGGCCATTTCTTAACACTTTCAGGTAATAAATGTGGATGTTCGCTACTGAATACTCTAATACCAAATAAATTATTTGCTTTTATAGCAAATCTACTTTGTCCCCAGGCACTCTCTAAAGCAGCCTGTGCTGTAACCATTTCTATTGGTACTCTTTTATCTGGTGGTGTTTGATAATTGATATAGTCAACACACTTATTAAGTTCTAAAATAAACTCTTTTGGATTTGAATATTCAAAACTTGGTTCATTTAATCCTAATTTACTTGCCCAATCAGCGTGTTCTATTCTTACTTCTTCTGTTGCCTTCTTAACTGCAAGTGGATTAGGCATAAATGTTCCTATACCATATGTAATTGTAGAAATCGCTATAACTAATAGTGAAGCTTTAATCCACCATAGTATTCTATTAAAAGTATCTTTAGTTGATTGTTTCATTAAAACCTCGCTACTTTATATTCATAACCAGACCACTCAACACCTTCAGCGTCTTTGAAAGATTTTATTTTCTTTTGTACAAATTTTGCTTTATCTCTAAATTGTTCCATAGTTTTAAATATCTTTCCTGCTTGTATTTCAGTAAAGTTATCATATACATCTTTGGCCCAATTGCCTTCATAGTAAGTCATTTCATACTCACCATTCTTATCGTCTAAAAATTTTTGGATTTTATCTGGTACTGCGTTGATAATTCTCTTTAGATAATGGTCCAACTCCTTGGTCTTTCTCACTTTACTCATAATAATATATCTCTCTTTCTAAATATCAAGACCGATTGCTTTCAATTTCGGTCTAAAACTATAAAATGTAGTGTTGTGGTTTCCTGTGTCCCCCATATTTGCCATTTGAAATAAATGGATGCATTCGTGTGCTAGTGTATCAACGAATTCTTGTTTGTTTGTATAAGATGGTAGCATTTCTAATACGTAATTTCTAGTTCCTTTTCTGTCTTGGTCATTAATTACAACTTGACCATACACTCTAGGATATTCTCTATCTTTAATTTGTTTGATTTTTATATCGTTAAAAGGTGATAATAAACCTTCAAAAACATACTTGTTAAGGATACTGAAATATTTTTTAATATCTTTATAGGTAGTTTTATACTTACGAGTTTTCACTTCGGCCAGTTCCATCTTTAATCTCTTTTTGACTTTCTGCCTCTTACTGATTTTGGTTTGTTTAGTTCTAACTCTCTTTGCCATTTCTTTTCTCTTTTTCTATCTCCTATTTCCAAAAATATAAACATAACCAAAGATGTTAATATAATGAGTACCAATTCTTTTGGAATATACTCATATAATAGTTGTAAAGTTTCAGCAATACTAATTACAAGCGACATTTGTATCTTTCAACAATGAACACTTATATTCATTATCAGCATTTTGTCTTATTTCACTAGCAAGACCTTCTAGTATGTAAGGTAGGTGTTTTTCTATAATGTTTGCCATTTCTAAAGACATAGCATACACCAAAACATTTAACTCTTGCTTCATCAAAGCAGAATGGTCTACTCCGTTACCACTTATTTTTTCTTTAATAACGTGAGCAATTACTGCCTTATTATATTCACTTGATTTAATTTCACCTGCGTTTGCATTTGCAAGTTTCCATCCCATAGACATAAAAGTCCATATCATCCATAAGATAATTATTAAAGCAACTTTTTTCATAATGTATTTCTCTCCTATATATTTATTTCTTTATTGTGTTTAGAATACACTATTATAGGGAGGTTGTCAAGCAGTAAAAAGCAAGTAAAATCAAGGGTTTTTGACCTTACTTGCCCTAAATGTTCTATTTTTGTTCTATTTTAACAAATAATTCGTTCCAACCAAAAGCTTCTTTTACTACAGATTCGCTTAAACCTTTATAAACTCTATGTAATTTCTTATCTTTAGTGTCTAATAATAGTTGTGCTTCGTCTGATTGTAGACCTTCTAACATTTGAATAAACAAAGTTTCTTTTTGTGTCTTCGTTGTATTCTTGTCTGCACCTTTGATAAAATGCCATAAACGTTTGCATTCAGTTTTAAGTACCGTATGCTCAGTTCCTTTCGGAGCTTCGTTTGCCATATATGGTGGTGTGCCTTCTGGCAAATCCCACTCTATACTAGGATCAAAGGATCCTTTAATAAGCATTCTCAAAGAAGGATGGTCGTACTGTTTAAGTACAGCAATTTTCTTTGCTTTATCTTTTGCGTTGTTGACTTTTGTTAAGACTTCTGAAAACAATAATTCACCAGTTCCACGTGTAGAAGCTGCTGTTGTCATAGCGGCTTTACTCATAAGACTAGGGTGAGATTGTTCTTTTAACTGTTTAAAATTGTCAGCCATTATTTTCTCCATTAGTTCTCATTAATATTATTCGTATTACTATTTATACACCTACTAGGTTCTCAAATGGTGCAACTCTCTTAAATAAGGAATTATCATACACTTCTTTATCTAATTCAATACCATAATATTGTCTTTTCATCTTTTTTGCTATATATGGCACTACGCCAGACCCAGCAAAAGGGTCTATCACTTTATCATTTTCTTTTGAAAGATACTCTAATATAAGTCTGATAAAGTGCTCATTCCACACATATAGATTTAATGGACCTTTCATATTGCCCATTCTTTGTGTTTCATATACCATTATATTCTTAAGCCAATCGCCACCTCGCTTAATAGTACCTTCTTTTGTAAAAACTAAAGTATGTTGATAGTTAAAATAATACATATCTCTTTTATCAACTGGATTATTTCTAACCATTATCTTATAGTCTTTTAATTTAAAACCATTTCGTATCATCGCTTGATAATATGTTATATGGTTTGGTAATATCTCTCCGTTAATCTTTCTATCAGTTTGACTTATCACAACAAAGCCTTTTGGTTTTGTTATTCTAGCCATTTCATCACAACTCTTATTCTGAAATGCTTGATACTCTTTTATATCTTTGCCCCACGGTCCTTGAGATATATCTGGTAAAGATGTAAATGTTAAGTCTACACTTTGGTCTTCTATCTTTGGAAATATATTAAATGCGTCATCACATACAAATTGATTCCACTTCATCTTTTAATAGTCTCCTTCCTACACACCAGAATAATATGTTTTGGTTTAAATCTAAATTCTCTAACATCCATTTGTGTGCTTTTGCTTCATATAAATCGTCCAAATAAAAATCACCAACCTTTTCAATACAAGGTTTTGAATATGATGTTTTATATGGAACAAATTCAAATTCTGGTTTAAAGTCTAAATCAAAGTAACCTCTAATCATTTTAGTTCTATCTGGTCCTATACCAACACCAATAATTCGTTTTACTTTTTTATTAAACTTCTTTAATCCTTTTAATACACAAGCAAATTGTATACCTACACCACAACTCATAACTAAAGTGTCTATCTCATCTGGTATATTTTCTACTTGAGCAGCGTTTGTATCAAACATTAAATCTGGCTCTTTGTAAATCCATTTACTAAATGACGTATTGAAATAATTGTTATCATCTATTATCTCACTCACTCTCTTTTGTAGTACAGCGTCTATGCCGTGTCCTGCAACTATTCTAACATCAGCACCATAATGTTTTGATACTTTCATCATCCAATTTTTATCCATTTTGTCAGGTTTAGTACCACCAACTGCAATAATAGATTTAAATCCAAATTCTTTTGCAACTCTACTAATAACTGAACCTGTAGGACTATGTACTGATACAGATTGAATAACACCATTGTTATGTTCGTTTTTTATCTGCTTATAATATTTCTCAAATAGTTTTATAGTTTGTCTTACCTTACCACCATTAACATCTCCATATGGAGCAAATAAGTCATCACGCTTATACCATATGTTATTATGTTTCTGTACTGGAGTTAGCATTTAATTCTCTCACCTTTAAATAAATCTCTAACATTATCATTAGCCTCTAAATCAATAACTAAATGTATTCTATCTTCTTTACCACCATTAATTGCTCTATGTGGTTTTCTAGTATCAAGATACCAACAAGTTCCTTGTGGCATATGTGCTTCTACTTTACTTCCTGATACCGACCATTGTGTAAATTTACAATCTTTATTGGTTACTATTGGTACGTGAAATCTAGGTACTTGTCCATCTGCCAATCCTGAATCTGGATCAACTTGGTCTGTATGTCTAAACAACTCTCCACCACCAGGTCCAAGTTTCATAAATCTAACTCTATGTATTTTATCAGATTTAAACTTCTCTAGTATCTTCTCTACTTCTGGAAACTCTTTTCTTAATTCTGTATCTCTTAATTTAAGTTTATTCCAATCTGGATTATCTGCTTTATATTTCTTGCTCATTTCAATTGGTTTCTCTATCTTCTTCCAATCGTCAAAATATCCTCTTAATGATATAGCAGACCATACATTATCAGGATTATAATTAGAATAGTGATTTGTAAAAGTATAACCTTTCTCTTCTAATCTATCTTTAATAGCAGGTATTAAATCTCTACAATCCAATCTAGTAGGTTTTAATGTGTATGCTTCATATGTAGGTATACGTGGTACTGGTCTATCAAAATCAAAATTAGTTTTGTGTTTGTTTGGTCTAGTGTATATACCTATAACATCAGCAACACTTGAAAATTTAGCACCAACTTTTACAAAGAAAGTCTTATTAGCAATATATTTTGAATCTTCATCTTCTTCATTAATATATAGCCAACAATCTTTTGTAGTAAAATGTATAGACTCATTAAGTTCTTTTATAATAATTTCTTTATCTTTATCGTTTGAAAATCCTAAATGTTTAATAACTAAATCACCTTTATATTTCGTTCCCATAAGTACCTTTACATTGGACTTACTAAACATATAAATTGGTGTATTAGTCTTTTGTATATAATGATGTATTATTGCATTATCTCTTTGAGTAATATGTTTCTTACTCAATGCGTCAGCGATATTATTCTTTTTAAATTTACTTAATTCGTGTTGAGCATATTTGTTATAACTTTCAAATAAGCCTTCTAATTTTTTTAAATGGTCTAATTCAAAACCGTGTTGCCAAGGTTTCATACTCACCTCCTATAGTGGTATCATACAACCATCACACTCAATAATTTCTGTAGTATGGTAACTAATTATTCCTATTACAAAAACTGCTATTGCAACTGCATTTAAAAATATCAATGCTCTATCGTGCCATAACATACCAACTATGAACCAACCTGATACGCCAACTAAATGTACGTATAAATTCCAAGGATAAAGTTCCATTGATGTTAATGCCATTGCTATTAGTATAACAAATGAGCTTACCCATTTAATATACCAAGATAAATCGTGTAGTGGTGTTATTTTATTTACTTCAAATTTCATAATTCCTTTTTATTACGACACAGGCGAATCTTGTACATATATGGTCGCCTGTGTCAATCGTATTGGTTACGATTCTGTATGGAAACAATTACGCATTATAAGCGTGTTGTTTACCAAATACTTTGTTGATACCAGCAGCGATAATCGCTTTGCTAGGTGTTCCAACTCTATAAGAAACTCCGTTTGAAGACCTATTTTCATAAATCATCATACCTTCATTTCTTAATTTTCCAACCATTGAAGCTGGAGATTTAAGGTCAAATGTGTTTCTTAAATGTTTCCAAGAAACAGATCCACCTCTAGCAAAAAGATTTCTCACTTTTGCTGTTTTTGATAAGGTTGCTCTACCCATTGTAGTCTCCTTTTTATTAAATAAAAAATTAAACATTATGTTTAACCTCCTTATAAATTAACATTTAAAGTCTGCCGACTATTCCACCACGGAATTTTACTTTGGCTTTACGCCTTCAAGTGCTTTAAAAAAAGCGTCTCCCCAACCACTTAACTTTGGTTCGTCAAATGCTTTTGGTTTAGCACAAGCTGATACTAACAATACTAATAATAGTATCAAAAATCTATTTTTCATCATCACCATTTCCATTTAAATCTATATCAGATTCAAACATATCTGATCCTTCTTGTAAATCATTTAATTCTTCTTTAAATCCTTTATTGAAAACATTTTTTGGAGCATTTGGTTTTTGTTTCATAAAATCTGAATAATCTATTTTTGCGGAACTGGCTTGACCACCTTTATTTCTTCTAACTATAACCATTTTGTTTGCCATTAATTGAGCAGCGTGTGCTATATCAAAATCTCTATAAATTAATCCTCTTATACAATCAATAATTAATGCTAAGTCTTTTGTAAAATTTTCTTTTGTAGTTTTTAATCCCATATCAACAAATTTTCTTAATAAATCATACCCAATTTCGTCAACGCTTAATTCTATGAATTCTCTTGTTTGTTGTTCTTTTAATCTTTTTGCAAATGGTGATTCTTGTGGTTTGGTAATTCTTTTCTTAATTCTGTTTTGTGGAAATATTATTAACTTACCTGGTTGCTTTCCATTGTCTTTATCATCGGTCACGTATAATCTCTCCTTTGAAATTAACAAGACCTTTTTCATTTAGGAATTCAATAAGTTGATTATAACCTCCAATCAATTCTCCATTGATTTTTACCTGAGGCATTGCACGTACTTTTTTACCAATGTCTTCTAACATTGCGTCAACAGATTCAAACTCTTCTAATTTCTTAACCTTAAAGTCAAAGCCAAGGCCTTTTAACAAGGCCTTTGCCTTTTCACAATACACGCAATTATTCTTGCTATATATTATTATATCTTTAATTGCTAACTGTTCCGTCATTTTCTTTGTCTTTCTTCATCAGCTTTTCAAATGACTTGTTAGCGTGATACTTTAAGTTATAAGCGTCTGTAGCCTGTTCAATTGTATAGTTGAACATTTTATTATATTCACCTAACGGCAATCTCAAGCCTATCCACGCTCTATAGTAACCATTTTTTGTTAAGGTTACATCTTGAGCAAAGATTTCATAGCCTCTAACTGGTGTATCTTTAATAACATTGACCAATACAGATTCTACTTCACTCACAACAGTTTTAGATTCTTTCTTACCTAACTCGGTAATAAACTGTTTGCTTTCTTTGTTCATCTCCCCTTTGATTATATCAGCCATTTCTGCTTTCGCAATCATTTTAGCTTTCTCAATAGCGAGATTCAAGTCTGGACTAACAGATGTTCCAACACCAAAGATACATTCCTTTTCTTTTTCTTCACCAAATCTTGGCGTATCACACGCTTTGGTTTCAGAAAAATCAGCCATATACCATTTAGGTACTGAATTAACTACTTTTCCAGTTTCGTTTTTGATTTTATAGTTAGCACTACAATTAGACAACAATAGTCCAACAGCAAGTACTCCTATAAGTTTGTACATTTTATACATTATTGTTTCACACTCCTTTGTACATTATATAATAGTTCCTGTATAATGTCAATGCTGTATTGGGCATACCCCAAAAACTCATCAGCGGTAACACCATAAACAATAACTACTAGAAGCGCAATGATGATTAAGTTTTTAATCATTATTTGACCTTCCATTCTCCGTCCTTGTTTAAACACACTTTTCCGAACGATTTAAAAGCGTGATTTTTACGACTATAATGTCTACAATACTCTGGCGTGTAAACATCACGGTAATAAAACTGGGCAAAAAGTTCCCAATAAGAAGGAGTATCTACACCACTTCTTCCATCGGAACAATATAATTTCTCTTCTTTTGAAATATCTCCATTTGCTTCTTGTTTAATGATAATTTTTATATAACAAAATTGGTCAGTATCATTTTTGGTTACTGGTTTTACATTATCATATAATATTTTTTCAGAACCATCTATAACTTTTGTACTACGTTGAATAGTTCCATCTGGATTATGCCACTCTATCTCCATTACTTCAGCCTTTTTATCAAAAGCTTTCTTATTTAAATCACAATCTACACAACCCCAAGCCATTTCCATACATAATAATACGGTAACCATTATTAAAGTAGCGTACATATAAATTTTATATCTTGGATCAAACATTACGGTTTCTCTACCCACCTTCCATCAGGCAACTGACAAGCAGTACCAAATACAACTTCTCTATTAACACCACCAACACCAATTAAAGGCCATTGATTTGTTATATCAATTGTATGGTCATAGTCTTTACATTTAAATGGACCTTCCATATAAGATTTTGTTATATGAATAATTCCACTATTACCTGTTTTTGCATTATACCAATTTGTATAAGATGTTCCATAATCACTTGTATTTAAATGGTCTACAAATACAGCATTGTGTACATCTTTATCACTATTGTACATTATTTCTGCACCAGCAAAAGCGGCACCTACAGCACACGTAGCAATTATGTAAGGATTATCTGATATATATTCCAAACAAGCCATTGTTCCTGTTCCAGCACCTAACACAGCACCTGTATGTGACCTATTGGCACAATTAGTTAGTGTTAAACTAGCTAGTAAAATTAAAATTATTTTTACGTATCTCATCACAAATTTTCTGACTATCAACACTCTTAACAATGTAATAGTCTTCGTTATTATCAATCACATATTTGTTAAAACCTTTGTCTTGCCAAAACGTATGAGCTTTGGCAGACACAGGTCTAAAAAAATGTGTTCCATCATTGGCACTTGTACACACAAAATCACCAATCATTATTCGCTATCCTTTTTTACAAATAATTTATTCCAAGGCCATTTAGTTTTCATTTCAGCCCAAGACTTCTTTTGATATTCTTTCGTCTTATCAACTTCATTACTAATAAAAGTACCAACTTTATTTGGTGTTTCTGCAAGAACATTAACAAACTCTTTTGGTGTTATTGTTTTCTTGTCATCTGCTTTCGCATTATTAGCTGCTAATGCGATACCTAATACAAATACAGCGATTACCCATATAGTAGGTAAATTGTCAAGTATTTTCTTCTTCATAATATATACACTCCTTTAATGTATTATAGGTTTATTAAACGGTTCAATTCGGTCTTTACTTTCATAAACAGAATCCATAACTGAATCGTATTGTTGCTTAGGCATAACTGATTTCATTATTTTCAGCGTCTGTCCTAATATTGTCATAAGAACCATAGTTGGTTCATACTTCTTACATTGATCCATATTCCACTCGTGGAAATTATCAACAACAGTTTGTTGTGGATCTAATACTTCGTTATTTGTTGTCTTCGTCTTCATCAATATTATCTTTTTTAGCTTCATCAGCCAGTTTTTCTGCGTATGTCATATTAAACACACTCTTATAAAAGTAATCTCTTGGATTTGGATCTGAATACGCTTTAACTAGATTTTCCCAGTTAACATCTGCGTCATAACTTTGTGGACTTTGTTTTGAAAATTCTAAATGTTCTTGGCAAAACTTTAATCTATTTTTATGAATATCGTTTTCCCTATCGTCCTGTCTTTTCTTTTTAGAAAGTTTAATATCTTTTTGTTTTGCAATATCAAACTCTTTAAATAAGTTCTCTTTATTATAAATGGCACTCATTATATAGTTTCCTTTCTCAATTTAATATACATATTACTACAAACCCTGCTATTTGTCAAGCCTGCAATAAACCTCTATTTTACTTGATTTTATGCAAAATAGACCCCTATAAACGGTCGCTAAGGGTGTTTTTAGGGTTGACTTGATACTCATATCAAGGGTTTTTCCTTTCAAATTCTAGTTCTAGTTGTTTAGGTGCGTGTGCTTTTTCAAAGTCATCTACTTGTTTTTCGTATCCTCGGATCAACTTCTGCACAACTCTTAACACGTCATAAGTTTCTTTTTGAGCAAGCAACTTACCTTTACATAACAAATCTTTAATATGTTTTAACTCTTCAATAAATCCTAATATGTCTACCATTGGAATATATTAGCACATAGAATTGCTATTATCATTGATGGCACTACTATACTTAATGGCCAAAACTCTAATAACTCTTTCCACAATACTACCTTTTCTTGTTTACGTTGTTTCATAACTTGTCTTTTAATCTCCATAACTAAATTGTAAAGTGGTTCTCCTTTTTGAAAATTAGGAAAATCTAAATCACTCAACATCTTAACTTGATTATATGCTGACGCTACAGTTTTCTTTTTTAACTCAACATTAACAGTTTTCACTTAACACTCCTTTTATGAGTTTCGTAATTGTTTACAAATACTCTTATTAATCTGGAAACATCAACAGTTTCCTCTTTCAATGTTTTAGGATTAATGAATATAACTCTAGAGTCATTAACCTTTAATGCTTTATGTTCAATTTTATCATCTACAACAACAGCGCTATCTGTATATTTACGCCAATCGTGTGAAGAATATCCTAATACGTCTTGATTAGCCATTATTTACCTCTTGTCATTTCGTTTTCTAAATTTAACATAGTATCAATATCTGACTCTTCTTTAGTACCATAATCTAAAAAATGTTCACTACTGATTAATAAAACTATGTAATGGATTGCTTTAAATAAATCATCTTTATTTTTTCCATTCTTTTTACCATATCTACATAGATATTTAATTGCATTAGATAAAGAAAAGTCCTTATCAATATTTAAGTGTCTTAGCAAGTCTTGTACTTGGAATCCTTCTTTTGTAGTAGAATAATGTTTATTATATGTTCCACCAATATATGCTTTTACGTCATCTAATATTTTGTCTTCGTTATATTTCACTAGTCGTTACCTCCTTTTCCATTTAAACTCATTAAATCTTTTAATGATTGTTGTACACTCGTTAATTTTTCTTTTGGTTTATTTTGTTTACTTGCTAAATATAAAGCAATACCAAATCCAATAACCGTTAAAGTCATTCCAATAAAAAACAATCCAAATCCGTGTGCTAAATCCATTACTTAATAGCCTCCTTCAAATCGTCAAGTGGTTTACTCATACACTCTCCAGTTTCTGGATCAATTGTATCATCTTCTAAAGCATAAGTGTTTAATTCAACATCACCATTTTCTTTAGCATTTTTTAATCCATCATAATCATCATAGGTTACTTTACCTATAAATTTAGGAGTTTCGCAATCCGTATAATTAGCGTCTACCATATATGTTTCAACACCGTTATTGGCGTCTGTTATATCAGTATTAACATTAGAATGGTTAATACCACCGTTATCTGAAAACAACTTATCAGCTTCATCTTTATCTTTTGCTAATACATCTTGCTCAATGCATAATGTATAATAAGATTTCTTTCTATATAAGTTCTTTCCTAAATCGTCTTTATTAATATATACTTCTGTTATTTGACTCATTACTTACTATCCTCCTTTGCATAATATAGGTGGTCACCTACATTGTGCTCATCAATACCTAACATATTAACATTATTAACTTCTGATATTTTATTCTCAGCAGTATTAAAGTCTATTTCACCATTAAGGTATTCATCTGTAATCTTATCAACTGCTTTTTCGGCTTCATCATAAGCCCATTGTTTAACTTTACTCATTAGTGTAGTCCTTTCTGCTTTTCTATTTTAGCTTTTATTGGGTTTAATTTATATGTTAATTTAGGATTAAAGTCTTTTCTAAAAGATTGTCTTGTATCCCAAGATTGACCGTAATCGTTAAACATATGTTTATCACCATTAGCAACATCACCAAATACATCTTCATATGTTTGATAATATTGGTCTTGGTCAATTAGTTCAACTCTAGTTGAGTTAGCAAAGTTCTTAGCATTTTCTTTATAATTCCAATCACAATGCTTAAGAATTTTAAACTTCATTTTTGTTGTATTAAATCTGTCTTTATATTTGTAAGGTACGTTTCTATAGATAGTTTCGTAGGCATAAAAGAAATCGCCTTCGTGTTCAGGATCCATATACTCTCTTAAATAACATACGTTGAAAGTATAATCTATATCACCTAATTTTGCTTTTTTGATTTTCATAGTGTTTTTCTTTGTCATATACGTATACTATATAGCAAAATGACCCTAAAGTCAAGCGAAAAAAACACTTATTTTATGCGATTTTTATAGATATTTGTTCTTGTTTTGTTCTAGTTCCACGCTTCTTTAACCCACTTTTGTTCAGATTCGTGAGGCCAAGGTCTGCCGTGGAATACAGCAACGCTTGCTGATTCTTTGTTTTCAAAGGTCCATCTACTTTTATCAAATCTAGGATCCTGTCTACTATACCATTTATATGAAAATGTCCACTCATCTGGCATTACTTTCTTATGTTCACTATTCATCACTAGTCTTGACATTGCGTTTTGGTCACCTTGTAGTTTCATTAAATTTGCTTTATCTTGTAGAAATGGTTTCCATACTAAATCTGTAGCAATCTCATTGTTAAATTTCATAATACTTGAATTGTACTCTTTCGTCTTTAGGTTGAAATCGTTTATTACTCCAAATGTCTTATCATTTCCAAATGTTGCTAATTTATCTATGTTGTCTGTAATCACTACATCTAAATCCATATATAAGCACGGACCATATAATTCTGATTCTTCTCTAAACAACTGCATTTTATTCCACCAACCTTCATAAAATCCATCTCTAAATTTTCTAAATTCAATATCACCTTTTAATATCTTTTGTGGTTTGACGTGGTCTGAAAAACAGATAAATCTATGTGGTATAGTTAAATGTCTTTGTACCATATTATATAGCACTTGTACATAATCTAGCGAATATTTTGTTCCATAATATACACAACAAAAATTTATCATACGTTTTGTTCTTTCAATGTTCTATATGCTGTTCCGTTTCTCATTTCTTCTAATGTAAACTGATTTTCTACAACCATCTTTAACCACTCGTTCATAGTCTTTCTTCCAGGTCTCATAGGTTTCTTTATATACTTTATATCTTTTGATGATATAAATGAGCATATATTTCTTTGATGGCATATAACAGGTACACCATTTAATACTGCGTCTATACCTGCTAAACTCATATTAGTAACCAAACAATGAGCATTTTTTAAGTCATCTTTAATATCTGTTTCCCACCATTGATTACCAGGTCTAGGTTTGTTTCTAAACACTATTGGCATATCTGTATGTTTCTTAATCTCTTCTGTAACCTTTTTTGTCCAATCATCTTGACTAACACCATTAATATGATAGGTAACTGTTTGTGAAGAAGGTGCAACTACAATATGAGTTAATTCTCCTGTATTCCAACCTTTAAACTCTACATCAATACCTTGACTTTCTAATTTGTTTAATCGTTTACCATCACCAACTTTACATCTTATTGTGTGTAGATTACCTTTACACATTCTAAAATATGTCTTATCATAATCGTGTATAACAGGTTCTGGATATCTTGTAATTTGTTGTGTTAAATAACCAACATCTACGTACCACCACTCTTGGCCTTGAGCTTCACACATTGCAATCTCTGGAATATTTTTACTTCCAAGACCCCAAAAGAAATGGACTGGTTTATCTGTTTCAGGCCATCCTTCTTTTAATGCTTTCCATATTTGGTGGCTTAAACATTTATCCCAAGGTATATTATGAAAGATATTACTCATATGGTTCAAATACTGTATTCAATGGTTGATTACATCTAACAAAACTAGCACATTTTGGAATATCTTTTAATCGTCTTGCACCAATATATGTACAACTTGACCTAACACCACCTAATATATCTTCAACTGTTTCTTTTACTGGTCCTCTATCTGGTAATATTACTGCTCTACCTTCATTACCTCTATAACCATCTTTTCTCTTACCGTGTATTTCTCTTGCTCTATCAGAAGACATACCATAAAATTCTCTTTTACCATTTTTACTTTCTACTTCACTTTCATTATGTC